TATAGCGCAGTTGGTTAGCGCGCCAGATTGTGGCTCTGGAGGCCCAGGGTTCGAATCCCTGTATCCACCTTAGTTGCGATAGGTGCAACGATTATTTGTTGGGCTATCGCCAAGCGGTAAGGCACTGGATTTTGATTCCAGCATTCGCAGGTTCGAATCCTGCTAGCCCAGCTTGCTTTTGTTGTAATCTGATATAGGGGATACTAGCTCAGTTGGTAGAGCACCTGACTTTTAATCAGGTTGTCGGGGGTTCGAATCCCCCGTGTCTCACTAAGGAATGAAGAGCGGAAAACCAGTAAATTCAAGGTTTTCCGCTTTTTTTATGCGATTTTTGAGGTAAGGAAAAGTAAGCAGAAGTAGATGGTTTTTAATGTCCGCAACGCGTCCGCAAGGGGTATTTTGACCGCAATGTCCGCATCGTGTCCGCAAAATCAGATCGCCAGAATATCATTCACGACCGCCGCGGCATCTTCTTTCTCGTCCATGATGTGGTTGTAGACGTCCAGCACCATCTTTTCGGTGTCGCCCATCAGCTGTGCGATTTTTTTTATGCTGATGGCAGGCACCTGATAGCAGAGGTTTGTGCAGTAGTTGTGACGGAAGATGTGGGCGGTCAGATCTGATATGACCGGGAACGCATCGGTGCCACCGGCGGCATGGTTCATTTTTCTCACGATTGACTGCCACATTTTGACATACGCTGAATGTGTCATGATGGATCCGTCACGACAGGTAAAAAGATAGGTGCCCGGTAGAGCAGACAAATACTCTTTTAAGTATGTGGCGGTGGTGTCCGGTACCGGTACGGTGCGGAAGCCATTGTTGCTTTTTGGCATGGGCTTTATTTCGGACGCGTTATTCGGGAAAATAAGCGCTTTTGTGATTGATACGGACATTTTCCCGTTCTCCGTCTTAAAATCGAATTTTGACAGTGCCAGCGCTTCCCCACGGCGTAATCCGCACGAATATATAATATAAACAAAAGCTTTTTCACGGGCGGTAAAGGACGCCTTTGAAATGGCAGCTTTTTCTACCTGTGTGAGCGGACGCTTTTCTTTTTTTACATAACATGGCAGATTGATGTCTGCACAGATCTTATCATACATCCCAACGCCGATATAATTATCGGCGACAGCCATCTTGAGGATCTGTTTAAAGGTGATCTCTATTTGCTGACAGGTGCGCGGCTTATCCAGTGCATTGTTGATTGCGAGCTGGAAGTGGCTGTTTCGGATATCTGACAGGTGGACACCCTCCAAAAATGATAGATGCGTTTCTATTATATTATCATACATTTTTCGGGTATTCATCTCACGCGCTGCTTTTTTGGTCTTAAGCCAACTCCGGGCGTATTCTAAAAAGGTAATATCTGTACTTTGAACATATTGACCATTTTCCACCTCGCTTTTGAGTTGGTTGACCTGCCGCTCCAGATCTGCACTGGACTTGCGCGATACAAGCCGTTTTCGGTGCTTACTACCGTCAGCGTTGTATGTACCATCCCAAATCTTAGTTTCCCACTCCCCACGGGAGTTCTTCGTGTACTTTGCTTTTGCCATATGTATCATCCTCCTTAAAAATGGGTATAAAAATAACAGCCAGCATGGAACTGGTGTTCCGCTTGCGTTTGGCTGCTCCGAATGATACAATATACTTGTCTAGGGCGATTGTTCATTCAGAGCAATTGCATTGCCGCTCTGCCTAATGGTGGGGCGGTTTTTATTTACTGATTTTCAGTATTGTCAGCTGCCATATCAGATGAATCTGCGGAGTTAATGATTTCTCCGGAATCTGCATTGACGAAATCAACATGGATATTGCCGACATCAGATCCATTGAAAATAGCATACATACCACCATACATGTAAAAGACAATAATGGACATTGATTCTGCAAGATCAAGATCTGTGGAGGTAGTAGTGACTGTGAAGTTTGTAAAATCCGAATTGGCTTTAATATCTGTGATATTTGGGTAATCATCAGATCCAACCATATCGGATAAGCTAGCATTGCAATTATCAGCGAGATCCTTCATCATCTGCTTATGCTGTGATTTTGACATCACATAGGTGGCGCTTCCGTCCTCATTCAAGGTAATAGAGTGGATATCACTTTCTTTTGCCTGTGCATCGAGTTCTTCCTGCGTAACGTCTCCAACGTAATCAGCCGGGACGGTGATGGTAACATCGAAAATATTTTTGTCGACTTCGACATCACCCAGAGCATCAAGATCTGAAAAAGCGTCTTCGGTGGAGCTGGTATCTTCTGTTTTCTGGGTAGAAGTAGCAGCGGTATCAGCTGATCCGCTGCTCCCGCACCCGGAAAGAGCCATTGATAAAATCAAAATGGTTGCAACAAGTCTTTTTTTCATAACATATTCTCCTTTGGAAATATTATATAACTACGATCATATATTACCATTGATGTAATTTGAAGGCAAGGTTATTCGGCGGCATCACGAATGAATTCGTTAAGCTTATCTCTATCCCAGAGCTTCACGCTTAACCTTTTGGCGTCCTCGATACCTTGCTGGGTAAAGGTTGAATTCGTCATCACAACAGCGACATCTTTGTTGAAAATTCCCTTGGCTGAGTACGCTTCTTGTATCGCTTTATATGGAACGGAACCCTCGTAACGCTTACATTGAATGGCAAAGGTCACATCGCCTTGTTCTGCAAAAATATCTACTCCGTGGTCTCCGCTACCTTGTGTGACTTCTACATTAGAAAAGCCATTTTTTCTTAATAGATCAGCACAAAAGTATTCGAAATCATGCCCATCCATAGTGTCAAAAGTGCTCAGTGCACTAAATGAGGCTGGCGACGTGGATAGTTGTGCATTTTCAGAAGCTAATCTGCGATGCAACCTGTCAATGGACAACTGCATATTATCCTTAATATCTCTTAGGTCATCCGAAGGAGCATTACCTTGAACGAATACATTATATTTTTCAAATTGAGACATCCACTCTAGTGTTTTGATGCAACTGTTTATGGCAGCGGAAAATTCAGTTTCGCTAGATGCGTTATTTGCAATATTTGCATAATATTCTACCTTGGATTTTTCTTCTGCTAGTTTTCGTTTAACTTCAATAATTGTCGTGCCGTATGTTTGTGGTAGAAAAAATTTTTTGCCTGGATATAGAATCTGTAAAATTTCTTTGCTAAGCTGGAAGCGATAAACTACCCAGTTACAGGGTAAATGTAAAAAGTCTTTAAGTGGCATTTTGCAGTGTTTTGCCTGTAGAAAGCGGATGAGTATATTTATCGGTATACCAATAATAATGTAAAGGATTAGGCAGGTCACCAAAAATGCAACGTAAGGAAAAGGCGTAATACTTGAAAATAGCAGAAGTAAAAAAAGTACCAAATTAAAAAAGAAAAATGCTTCTGTTATAGAAAATACAATTCTTCCTACAAATATATAACTCGAACAAGTTACAGATGTATTTCTTGTAAAAGAAGCACCTCCTGTATTTTCTTCCTTTGATATATTCATATAAATGCCTCCTTTATACTAACTCTAACACCGCAATATTCGGTTCAAAAACAATGACATAATTATCCAGTTTCGTGTATACACCATACTTATTTCTGTAGTAAGTAAGGCTATCAATTAAAAACTCCTCGGTTACCTCAAGGTACTCCGCTGATTCCGATATGCTCTGACAGTGGTGTAAGTAGGCATCCACTATGCCGCGCAAGCCGACCAGCTTATTATAGGCTACGATCCTGCCGCGCATTTCCTGTTTGCGGTTTTCTACGGTGGATTGATCGAGTATGTTGCCGGTTGCGGTGTAGTGGTGTCCGAGCTCTTCTGCAAGGATGCAGGCTTTTTCTGTGTCTGTGCTTATATCCTTACTAATAGCAATATGTTTGTCAAGGTACAATCCCTTTATTTTTGTGCCGCAGAAATGCGAGGTTTCATCTACGATCACGCCAGCATCGGATGCATTTTCTAACAATGTTTCGTATTTTGTCAAAGTAATCCCTCCTTGGGACTAATAATAACTCTTTATGAGTCCAATTAAATGGACTACCTTCTGGTTGCTTTGATAAATGCCGCGTATTCTTTGATCCTGTCTAACTCATCTGCAGTGTATTCATCGCCATCAAAATGGGCGGCAATAGTGATTGGTTCATCCGGTTCATCCCACCCCATGAGTTCCTGTGGGGATACCTTTAATGCCTTTGCAAATTCGCGTATTTTTGATTCAGCAAGGTCAACCTCTCCTTTTTCAATTTTGGCGATGGATGATCTGTCTTTATATCCAGTTAATTCTGCTAATGTATCTTGAGACATTTTTAATTCTGTTCTCCTAGATTTAATGTTTTGATAAAGCGGTAACATAAGCAGAACCCCTTTCTTAATTATTTTGTATCATCATAATAGCACTTTGTGTAAAATAATTCAACAAAATTATCAAAAAGTGTTGACATAAATTCACACTGATGATATAGTGAATTTAGTTCACGGAAAGGCGGTGATAAAAAAGTGGCAAATGTGGAACTGCTTAAGGAAAAAATAAGTAATTCTGGCATGACCGTTACTGCAATAGCTGATAAATCAGGCATATTGCGGGAAACTCTCTATAACAGAATGAAAAGCGGTAATTTTTATGCATCTGAAATTACTGCGTTGACAAAGGTATTGCATCTCACTAGGAAAGAAAGAGATGAAATTTTTTTACCTTAATGCGTGAATATAATTCACGAAAACCTATAACAGAAATTTGTCAAAGGTAGCAGGAGTTCTTGATTGTACTGTTGATGAACTTCTGGAATAAAGGCTACCACATCATCTGTCCAATTATCTGGACAGCAAATAAGAAGGGAGATGAGTAAAATGGATAAATTTGAAGAAATTCTTGCAGGAATACCGCAGGAGATTAAGACATTAGAAGTCAATACAGAAAAGAAAATATTCAAGCTGAATGGTGTTGATTTCGGAGATGGGTGCACAGATTTTTCAATATCATGCACTGGCGGTGAAGGCTTCCGAATCAGAATGGAACTTTCAAAGCGCATCATCTGTGCAAATTATGGATTTGACAATGCGCTGAAAGAACCACCCACTGTTCGGACTATGGAATAAACTGAGAGATAAATTCAGTTAGTTCCTTAAGGTTATTTTTAAATCTGTTTTCCATATAATCGATGCCATTAGGCAATATGGAAAATGCCCCAGAGATTTCTACGTTTAGAATACCGAGACGTTTAAGTTCGCGGCGTGTTTCAGCAAAATCATCATCGTGCCAATTGGCAAAATTGGGGTTTTCATTTTTATAGTTTTTAGAAAATCTTCGAGAATCAGATTTTGAATTACCGTCTTTAACGCGTGAGAGATAGTCGCGGTAGCAAATACAAAGAAATTTTTCAGCATCTTTGGTCATATAAGCATCCTCCTCTCTTTATTACTTGGCATGGCGATGCCTGTATAGAGAAGTTTATCACAGATGGATGTAGTTCACAATAACAACAGAAGGGAGATAACAATGAAAAATCAGAATATCGTAATTGCTTCAAACGGTAAAGTAACGTGTGTCATGGTGGATGGCAAAGTGTACGGCGACCACGTCGTAAAAGTGGAGTTTATTCATGACCACAAGGATAAGCCCAACGACGCAAGGCTTCTTATCACAACAGATTGTGTTTCGCTGGAGGGCGACGCAAGTGATGAAGAGCGGCTGGCGTTTATGAAAAGGGTTGAACTTTTGTCAGAACTGCAGGAGGGAGAGCGAGAAGAGTGAGTGAAGCAGAGCAGCTTGAGAAACTGTGTCAGCCGGTAGTGGACTGGTTAAAAAAGAATCATGATCCGCATACCGAAGTACACATATCCGGAGATCGTATTGATCTGGTAGAGAGCGTGATCGGGATTCCGGTAGAGAGGTAGGTGATTACGTGAATTATCCAAAACCGGTAATGAGAGCAACAGAACTTGAAAGAATGGGATTCCCGCGGGATTATCTGCTTTATGCCTACCGCAGAAAAGGACAGAGTTACGCATGGAAAGCGACTCCTAAAAAAAACAGTCCGATATTGTTTGACACGGTAGCATTTGAAAAGTGGCGACTTGGAACGACGGGAGCAGGGAGGTGAGAACGTTGAAAAGGATAAGCAAGATCATTACGGCGGTCGGCGTGGTCACAGCACTGCTCGCGGGATGCTGTCTGGACTCGCAGGATGTGTACGGCTACCTTGCGGGAGCGCTGTGTATCATCGGTGGCTTTCTGGGCGGCGCGGGCTATGCGATCTACATGCTGGCAGAGCGGCGGCACACCGAGGTTGTGATCCAGATGGACAAGCCGGATGTGGTGTGGATCGAGATTGAGGACAAAAAAAATAGCACCATGAACTTTGGCGAGCACAGGTGCTATTTACCGTAGGAATACATAAGTATTTCTGCGTTTATTGTAACACTGATGTGGAGGATATGTCAATGTACGAGTATCAATGTAGGTGCTGCGGTTGCATGATGGACCCGGGCGAGGGTCGGAATGGTATGTGTGATGACTGCGTTACCGGGGAGACAGAACGGCAGCGCCGCGAGGAGAAGATGGAGCGGATGATCCGGGTAACGGATTGAACGCAGCTGGAAGTGGAGGATTTTTTGAATGAAAGCAAGGTTATGTAACAAGGACATGTGCAATCTCGTGGATGTGTTGCGGGAATTGCCGGAAACACTGGAAGGGGTCGGCGTTGCGGGAATTGCCACTATTACCGTTACGGATGACGGGAGCATTAGCGGGGTGCTGGCTGTTTCGCCAGAGACGGCAGTGAGACTTAAGATCAGTGACAATGGCGACAAAGGAGAGTGGGAGTATATCGATGATTGAGATCGCGCCGGATAGACGGGATTATGAAGAGAGAGACAGCGCACAGGAGGCATGGTTGCAGCGCCGCCCTGTATGTGTTTGCTGCGGTGAGCACATACAGGATGAGTCGGCACACTTGATAGGTGGAGATTATTACTGTGATCGGTGCTTGGATGATACAACGGTTTATTTTGACGATTGAGAGGTGGAAGAAATGGAAAGTACGTTATTGCAGGCGAACGAGATAAGCTGCAGGATACAGCAAATTTCAGAAAAAGGGCTCTCGTTATTGCTTTATGTCACATCGAGAGATGGTCAGAAACGCTTGGATGAGAAATATGGTCCGCTTGGATGGCAGGATAAATATGAAGTCATCGATGGCGATTTATACTGCATTATTTCTGCTTGGGATGAAGCCAAACAGATGTGGATAGCAAAAGAGGATGTCGGAACGGCATCGTACACAGCAAAGGAAAAGGGGCGGGCTTCGGATGCATTTAAAAGAGCCTGTGTTAAGCACGGAATAGGCAGGGAACTTTATACAGCACCGTATATATGGATTAACGCGAAAGATGCGGGTATTAAGACAGACAACAATGGAAAAGCCACAACTAAGAAAAAGTTCAGTGTCAATCTTATTACATACACATCGGACAGAAAGATCGACGAATTAGAAATTGTTGATCAGGATATGAACATTGTATTTAAACAGTATGCATCACAAAAAATTGATGACATCAAATACAAAGTGCTGGTTGAAAAATTGAATGAGGCAAAAGTTACGATGGATGAGGTTGTGGAACTATTTCATGTGAACACTTTGCAGGAGATGGACATCAATCAGTGGAACAGATGCATGAGAAAATTAGAGGTAACGATTGCTTCAAAAGCTGGAAAAAAGGATGATGAGTGATGCACGCGCTTGTGGATATTAAGAAGTACCGGGAGGACAAGAATGGTACGGATCTTATGATATCTGTTCCAGATATGCAGCTTGGGGACATGCTCCGTAGGAAGAAAATTAAGAATGCGGAGATACGGTTTGATGATGGGCGTCATATTTCTGCAGAGCAGAGGAAGAAAGCCTATGCCACGATTCGGGACATTGCAGATTATACGGGATATCCTTCCGAGCAGATGAAAAGAATTTTGAAGGATGAACACATGATTCGCACGGGAGATCCAGATTTTAGTCTTTCTAATTGTTCGATGGATACGGCGAGGGAATTTATCAATACAATTCTGGAGTTTGCTTTGGAATGGGGAATTCCACTTTCTGATAATGCGATCAACCGGACGGATGATATTGGCAGGTATTTATATTACTGCATTATGCATAAGAAATGCGCTATATGTGGTAGAGATGGAGAAATCCATCATGAGGATGCGATTGGCATGGGGAATGACCGGCGCAGGGTAGATGATTCAGGATATAAGAAAATCTGCCTTTGCCGGATGCATCACACAATGGCACATCAGCTCGGAGTGAAACGTTTTCAGGAGATGTATAAGGTGTACGGCATTGTTGTAAAAGAGGGTTGAAACACCCGCCTGTAGGCGAAAGAAACCGATCATGCGGAGACTTATTATATCACGAACTGTCGAAGCCATGATGATACCTCCGGGGTCGTCCCGGAGGGGAAAGGAGAAGTAATTGGAAGAATTAAAGGTTACAGAATATAGAGGCATGAGAGTGCTGACAACGCAGCAGATTGCAGAAGCGTATGGCGTTGAAGCAAAGAAAATCACAGATAATTTTAACAACAATAAGAGCAGATATGTGGAAGGAAAGCATTTTATTTGTCTGGATGGTGAGGAGCTGAAACGGTTCAAAAGCGAAACCGAAAATTTAGGTTTCGCTAGAAATTTGAATAAACTTTACCTCTGGACAAAGAAGGGTGCGTTCCTCCATGCAAAATCTTTAAATACGGATACGGCATGGGAAGTATACGATCGTCTGGTTGATTCTTATTTTGATCACAGCAATCTGCTTGAGGGGATGTCGCCAGAGTTGAAAGCCGCACTGATCGTAGATAAGCGTGTGACCAAGGTAGAACATCGCATCGACCACATCGAGAACGATATGCCGCTGTTCGGCGCAGAATCGGATGAATTGTCGGCACATATCAGACGCAGAGGCGCGGAACTTCTCGGCGGCAAGAAAACGGAAGCATATCTGGACAATGCGATCCGGCAGAGAGTGTATCGGGATATTTACAACCAGCTCCGCCGGGAATTTGGAATCTACGATGATGAGGGCAAGATGAAGAGTTACAAGGCATTGAAGAGAAAGGATCTCGCAGATGCGCATGAATTTGTTGACTGCTATACGCTTCCGGCGTACCTGGCGGAGCAGATCAATGATTGCAACGCACAGATGCGGATGGGTGGTGCGGATGGAGTATAAGTTCACGATCCCGGGGCGGTTGGATGGTTTGAATGAATACACTGCCGCCAACCGGACGAATCCGCACAAGGGCGGACACATGAAGCAGAAGAATGAGGATGGAATCATCTGGCAGATCCGGCGGCAGCTTCCGGGTATTGGCACCATTACGGCACCTGTACTGATCTATTATCGGTTTTTCGAGAAAGACCGGCGCCGGGATAACGACAATATTTTGTCCTGCGCGGCCAAGTTTGTGCAGGACAGCTTGAAAAAGGCATGGGTAATCAAGGACGACAACCAGAGATGCATCCCGCACTTCTATTTCGATACGTTTGTGGATAAGGAGAATCCGAGGATTGAAGTGACGATCACGGAACTTACCGCGGGACAGGCGAAAATGACGCTGAAAGACCTGCTTAAGGACTTAGAAACGGGGTGATCGGTTGGATGGCAACTACATAAAATTGAGCCGGGGGTTGCTGGAATGGGAATGGTACACGGATATCAATACCACCCGGCTGTTCATCCACATGCTGTTGAAAGCCAACTGGAAGGATGGAAATTTTAAAGGGACAACGGTTTCGCGTGGATCATTTGTCTCGTCCATCGGGAAGCTGGCGGGCGAAACTGGACTTACGGAGCGCGAAATTCGGACAGCAATTTCGCATTTGAAAAAGACAGGCGAAGTGACAAGCAAAACGACAAACAAATATACCGTATTTACAGTGGTTAAGTACGATTTATACCAGACGAGCGACAAGCAAAACGACAGTCAAGAGACAAGCAAGCGACATTCTAACGACATTCTAACGCCAACAATAGAAGAAAAGAAAGAAGGAAAGAAGGGAAGAAATACACCCCCTATATCCCCCGTGGAGCGGTTCGTGGAATTTGCGGCAGCATACCCGAAAAAGTGTACCGGCTACCTGTCAGAATCGGAATACTGCAATGCGGTGATGGCTGGCGTACCGGAGGATGATCTGATACGGGCGGCGCAGAATTATGCGGATGCTTGTCGGCGGGACAGAACGGCGGAGCGGTATATCAAGAAAGCGGAAAACTGGCTTCGTGAGAATGTATTTATGCAGTATCTAAAAGGAGCGGGCAATGGAGCAGATGGAACAAACGCTGGAGAAAATACTACAGCGCATGAAAAATCGATCAATGAGCGGCTCGGGGAACTTGGAGACACCGGAGAATTCGAGGGATTCTGATGTGTGTCCGTTGTGCAATGGCACCGAGTGGATCTTGACCGAAAAGGACGGTATCACAACGGCGGTGGAATGTAAGTGCCGGGAGCGGGCGGCGATGTCAAGGCGGTTGCGGTTTGCAGACATACCGGAAGCGTTCCGGGGGATGGATTTGAAAACCTTCCGCACGGATGTGTACCGACAGCCGGACAGCAAAAAGACGGTGGCAGATGCCTGCCGGATCATAAAGGTTTACCTGGATGATTTCGGGAGCCAGAGGGATCAGGGCATGGGGCTGTTTATCTGGTCCCGCACAAAGGGCAGCGGAAAAACACGGATCGCCGCAGGTATTGCGAATGAGCTTATGAAAAGCTATGCGGTTAAGTTTGCAGTATCACTGACCATCCTGCAGGAGATCAAGAATACATGGCGGCGGGATGCCGAATACAGTGAGAGTCGGTTACTGGATGCACTTAACACGGTGGATGTGCTGATTATCGATGATTTCGGCGTGGAATCCCCGGCGGCGTGGATCAACGACAAGATGTACCAGATCATCAACGAGCGGTACATCAACAAGAAAGTGACTATCTTTACGAGCAACGAATCATTGGACAGTCTGCGGTACGATGACCGGATCACGAACCGGATCAAGGAGCGGACATATCAGATTGCTTTTCCGGAGGAATCGGTTCGGGACCATATCGCGGAGCGGAATCAGGAAGAGATGATTGAAAAAGTTATGAGAGGACAGGGCAATGGAGAGAAGAAAAAGAACGAGCATGTATGACCCGTACCGAGAGGATATTGTGGCGGCACTCGAAGCGGGCAAGACGATCAGACAGATTTACGATGAGATCATATGCCCGGCGCTGAACGGCGGGTGCGAATACAGCGGCTTGGTGTATTACGTGAACAAAAACGGTCTCCGGTACGTCACAGAAAATGACGGTTATGAGCCGGTGCATATCTGTGCAAAGTGTGAGCATTGCGGTCAGATCCAGCGGGAGCGGTTTGATCCCATGAGAATTTGCAAGGAAGCGGAGCGGGAGGTGCTGGCGGTGGTTAAAACGTCGCCGAGGTGGTGCCCGTTACGATCGGGAGGGGGAGAGGTAAATGCATAGAGACAGTAAGGAGCGCCGCAGGCGCGTGGCGGAGATCAGCGAGAAGATGACACGTCCGAGCAAGCATGTGAGCGGCGACGCGCTTAAGAGATTCAGAGAGGTGCCGTATCAGTTAAGGTACAGGAGGGAGCAGGGAAATGATTGAATGTATGAGAACAGTAGCGAGAAAGCCGGAGTTTGGGACATGGGTTCCGGTAACAGAGAGACTGCCGGAAGACTTTGATATGAGGTTTTATATGTGCATTGTTGAGAACCACGAAGAAGATTTACCTATGTTTTGCCAATATGAAGAGGGGCGTGGGTTTGGCTTTTGGCGCGACTTTTACGATGGAAAAACGTTAGGATTTGTAGACTCCGAATTTCAGACCAATGAAGAATTGGGATATGAAAAAGTTATCGCATGGATGCCACTGCCAGAGCCGTATAGGGAGAGTGAGGAAAAATAATGGGTTGCGAAAAAGAATGCAAGCTCGGAAAAACATATTGCTGCATGGAGTGCCGAGCAACGATATATGCCGGGAAAAGCGCAAGAACAGAAAATTGAGTTTTGAAAAAGCTGTGAAGTGGATCACTGTTAGCATTGCGGTTATCGCCGGAATCAAGATGACGGGATCGGCGTGGTGCCTGTGGGCCTTTGCTTTGCCGGTAATGGCAGATTAGGAGGGATAGACATGACGGAGAATGAAGCAATTGAAGAATTAAAATATGATTGTAACGAACTTGGAAAAGCGATTCCGTGTGATACATCATGGGGAAAATCACTTGAAAATGCTTATGCAATGGCAATCAAGGCACTGGAAGAGGTGCAGCGCTGGCACACATCAGTAATCAACCCTAATATTAAAAACGAATTTGCAAACATTTCTACACAGATCTGCCACAACTGCGACCACAAAGATGAATACATCGAGGAACTGGAAGCAGAAGTGGAAGAGTACCGCGCGATCGGCACAGTAGAAGAATGCCGGGCGGCAGTGGAGAAGCAGACAGTGAAGAAAGTGAAATCAATATCCCAGGTAAAAGACGGAGACAGCTATGGCGGTCTTATAGGGAGATGTCCTTGCTGTGGAGACATATTGGAAGAGGATACCGTATATTGTGATTGCGGTCAGAGATTAGATTGGGGGACGAGCGATGAGACTGATTGATGCGGATAAATTAAAAGCGGATTTAGAAAAAGCAATTTCAAAGAACGAAGATATGGATTACTTAGACTTTTTACGCGTTGCTTCTTTTATTGATGCGCAGCCAACCGCCTACGACCCGGACAAGGTTCTGGAACAGTTGGGAAAATTGAAGAAAGCAGAGCAGGACAGACCAGATGATTGCGACGAGGACGGATGCGGAGACGGCGAACAAATCTACGATGACGGGAGAAGCCAGGGAAGATTTGAAGCATTTGGCAAAGCAATCCAGATTGTGAAAGGCGGTGGAGTAGATGAATAAACCATGCGAGCATTGCGACAAGGCAGATTACAAGAAATATGGTAGTGACTATTTTAAGTGTAAAAAACCTTGCGAAAGAGCAAAAATGTGCAAAAGGAATAATGAATCATTTATGAAGATGTTGAAAGGTGGTGGAGTAGATGCGTGACACAATGAGAGAACTTCTGAAAGAGGAAGCCAAGAGAGAACAGCAGAGAGAGAAAGAACTTGAAGAAAACCCATTATTGCAGTACAGCACGTCACAGCTGAAAGCAGAATTGCGTAGAAGAAAGAGAGAAGGAGTGTGAGGTATGGCTAAAGCAGTTTTAGTTATGGATATGCCGGAGAGTTGCTCAGATTGTCAACTGGCTGACGATGATCCAAGCGGGTTATATTGTCCGCCTGCAGATGATTATTATGACGGATCAGACAGTTCGGAGGATCGAGCGAGTTTTTGCCCGCTTCGGGAACTGCCGGAGAAATCAGATCATCCAGAGCATTGTGACAATGGAAGATTCGATGCAGGCTGGAACGGATGCTTAGATGCCATAGAGGGAGGTGCACATGGGAAAGAGCAGCGCGAGTAAGCTGAATGGCTACCGGAGTGCGATAAGCCGGCAGAAGAATGATGTTTATAAATTTAAGCCTAAAAGAGGCAAGAAAAAATAAATCGAAAGGAGTAAGAGGTTTGCTGGCCAGCGTGAAAGAGCTCTTTACTCCGAGAAGAAAATGGGTCTTGAGGTATTTAATTATGACTGTCCCGGACAACTTAGTTTTATAGAGCCGGACTACATCAAGGATGCAGATTGCACCGTGAGAACACCGGTTATTCGGGGAGTTAATGACAGTCCAATATATGGACAAGGTAAAAAAATTAAGCCCAGACTTCCGGGCAGAACAGGAAGCCAGCACTTTGAACAGATATATTTACCGGAATTACTTCCCCTGGAGGAATATGACCTAATTGTGGTTCTCTTCTCTGGTGGGAAAGACAGCACAGCGTGCTACTACAAGCTGTTAGAACTAGGAGTGCCAAAAGAGAAAATAGAACTCTGGCACCACGATATTGACGGTGGCCATCCCATCAGGCAGATGGACTGGAGATGCACACAAAATTACGTGAAAGCCTTTGCAGATGCGGAGAAAGTGCCCTTGCGGTTATCCTACCGGGTGAACGGTTTCTTTGGCGAACTGTATCGGATAGGTGCATCAGAACCTATTGAATGGATTGACCCGGAAACTGGGGAAATAATGCGGTGCAAACCGTCCCGTAATTACCTTAAATGCGAGGAACTGAAAGAAAAATGCACCGAGGACATGGAGGAACAGTTAAAACAATACGGTTACCGGATGAAATTTCCAGCAAAAAGTGGAGATTTGAGCCGTAGGTGGTGCAGTGCTTACCTCAAGATTGCAGTGGCGGATTCGGTTGTGATCAATCTTGATAGATTAGATCAGCTTGCCGAACTGGGAGGGAAACGACTTAAATTCCCGGCGAAAGGTGGTACACATCAGGGACGGTGGTGTTCCGGCAACCTTAAAGCGGCAGTACAGGACAGCGTTACCGCTAATCTGGATAAGACCAGGGGAAAACACCAAGATACTGATTGTATCGGGAGAACGGCGAGGAGAAAGCGCAGGACGGGCGAATTACAACGAGATGGAAATCCACCGGACAAATGCAGAGAAGAAAGCACACCGCATTGTTCATCAGTGGCGACCAGTAATTGACTACTCCGAAAAAGATGTCTGGGAAGTGTTAAAAAGGCACAATGTCAATCCTCATCCGTGCTACCGGGCAGGATGGAATAGATGTTCCTGTGCCCAGTGTATTTTTTCAACGCCACCGCTGTTTGCAGGCATCCGGGAGATATACCCGGAAGAATATGCAAAGCTGAAGCAGGATGAAATCATTCTGGGATTTACTCTGGATAATAAATGTGACCTTGATACATTTGTTGGAAATGCGAAGTCATGTGTGTACCACGGAGACGAAAAAGCAATACATAGCTTGATTACGGGCGAGTTTACTGTGGATGACGTGTATGTAAAAGACGAATGGAAGTATCCAGCCGGAGCTTTTCATGGGGCAGAAGGCGGACCGTGTTAGTAAATAAAAGAAAGGAGCCGAACCAGCGCGCATAAAGGGTACCCGGTTCCTAAAAAGAATGATTAACGGAGAACTGATCGTTGACAACTTCGCCGGTGGCGGTGGTGCTTCCACCGGTATAGAGTTAGCAACTGGATACAGCGTTGATATTGCGATCAATCACGATCCAGAAGCTATTAAGATGCACAAGGCGAACCATCCGAACACGAAGCATTACTGCGAAAACGTCTGGGCGGTGGATCCGGTAAAAGCCTGCAAAGGACATCCTGTGGCACTTGCCTGGTTTTCCCCGGACTGTAAGCATTTCAGTAAGGCAAAAGGTGGAAAGCCAAAGGATAAAAACATTCGTGGTCTTGCATGGGTAGCCTGCCGATGGGCAGGATTGGTGCGACCGAGAGTAATCATGCTTGAAAATGTGGAAGAATTTAAGACATGGGGACCACTTGGGCGGCGGCACCATCCGATCAAGAGCAAACAGGGCGAAACATTTCGGAAGTTTGTTCAGCAGCTCACAGATTTAGGCTATGAGGTAGAGTTCCGGGAGTTGGTTGCGGCTGATTATGGAGCGCCGACCATGCGCAAACGATTCTTCATGATCGCGCGGTGTGATGGCAAGCCGATTGTCTGGCCAAAACCGACACATGCACCGGCAGACAGCGAAGAGGTAAAAGCAGGACTCCGCAAGCCGTATGTTGGAGCATATACACAGCTTGATTTTTCTTTGCCATGTCCGAGCATCTTTGACACGTCGGAAGAGATCAAGGAAAAGTACGGAATCAGGGCGGTACGCCCACTGGCACCGAAGACGATGGAGAGAATAGCACGAGGACTGAAAAAGTTTGTGCTGGACAACCCGGAACCGTTTTTTTTGTTCCTATTGGGTACGGGGAGAGGAAAGGACAGGCGCCTAGAGTTCACGACATCGAAAAGCCATTGCCGACTATTGTGGGGAGCGGAAAGCATTATCTGTGTGAGCCGTACATGGTGCAGATAGGGCAGACTGGATTCACAAAGGATCGGAGTAAAGATGTCAAAGAACCTTTGACAACTATCGTGAGCAAAAATGAACATTGTCTTATCAGCCCTACGCTTATCCAATACCATTCTGAAACGGCACAGGGAGAGGTCAGAGGACAGACGATAGAAGACCCGATAATGACGGTGGACGGATCGAACAGATATGGACTGGTCACATCATTCATCCAAAAGTATTATGGCGGAAATTATCAGGGAAACGGCTCTGACATTAAAGAGCCATTGCACACAATTACGACACTTGAAAGAAACGCTATGTGTGCAGTAAACCTTATTCAGATGAATAATCATTGTGATGGAAGGGATGTAAAAGAGCCAATTCCGACAATCACAGCAGGAGACGGTCATTTCGGAGAGGTGAGAGCTTTTTTAATCAAATATTATGGACAGGGAACTGGACAGGATATAAAGGCACCGTTGGACACCGTGACGGCGCAGGACAGATTCGGACTGGTAACCATCAATGGCGTAGATTATCAGATAGTGGACATCGGACTGCGGATGTTGGAGCCACGGGAACTATATGGATGTCAGGGATTCCCGGACGACTACATCATTGACCATGATTATACAGGGAAGACATACCCGAGAAGCGAGCAGGTGCGGCGATGCGGTAACGCAGTATGTCCACCAATCCCTGCGGCATTAGTCAGAGCGAATTTGCCAGAGTTATGCGTGGCAGAGCGGACACCAAATATGAAGATAGAAGCAGAGCAGACCGGACAGCTCCGGTTTGCATGAGATCAAACAGCTATAGCCCCCGCCAGCAGTAATGCGGCGGGGCGGAAAGAGAGGATAAATAGATGGAGAAATTTTTTACAATTAACAAAGACAGTGATTTTTATAAAGCATATGTGCAGTATCAGAAAGATGTAAAAGCGAATGCGCAGGCATTTAAGAAATTTTCGGAGGAACACGGGATTGAGTCGACGCAATATATTCCAGACGATAGAGCGGTAATAATTATTCCAACTGAAAATGATTTGCAGAAATTTCAGGGTATGTTTACAAAAAATAAATTGTATTACGAAAACGGTGTTAGACGTTTCAGAGCAAACTGTCAAATTACCAAGGATTGGCTTGAGATTGCAAAGACGGTACCAAAGCCGAAAAAACCGGATTACTTCTGCTACGGAATGAGATTTTGTGGGAAATATAGCACAAGGTGCTTTATGATCGGCGATGTTTTATATGGTTCGGCGGAGAATGTAGAAGTAAAGCTACTCGACTTTATGACAGAAATTAAAGCGAGCGAGTTTTATAAGGCAATCGAGGAAGAAGAGAGCAGAGAAAAGGAGCAGTTATGAAAAAGAAAATTTTAGCAGCAATTTTAGCAGCAACACTCTTGATCGCCGGATGCAGTGACATGGCAAACGTCAGCGCAGGGCAGGATAATACGATGGTATTGGTAGAAGGTTGGCGGGATTACGGTATCTATGCGGACAAAGACACAGGCGTCATGTATCTGGTGTATCAGCGGAATGGTACCGGATGTACCGTTATGCTCAATGCAGACGGGACACCGAAGATCTGGCAGGGAGAGGAATAGGAAAAGAAAGTTTTAAAGGGGGAATGTGCGTGGATGAAAAAGAAATATTTGAAATCTGCCAGAGCGTGGACAGCTTCATTGCTGCGGAACTGACGGAATCCATCGTGCGCGGCACCAGTTACGATATGCTGGAAGCCCACCACGGCATTCTCCCGATCAGCAGGCGGAGCTTTTACAGGCGGCGCAGGACAGCGCAGAGGTTGATGCGGCAGAGGATGGCGCGGCTGGTGGAGGAAAAGAACGGACAGTATATGATCGTATGGGGAAGAGAGGGATAACAACCTCTCTTTTTTCATGCCTAAAATGGCACAAATTCACTGTAGCCTTGCCTTATAATTATGATATGAAGAAAGGATTATGCCATGTATAAAGCACAGAGGAATTACGAAAATGCACAGCGGATGTTATTTGAGGGTGTTGGTCGGTATGACATACCGGAGGTAGAGCCTACACAGTTTGATAATGCGGAGTTTATCGGATTCAATTATGCCAAGAGCGCGAAGAACCCGGAGAGCAAGGCAGTGCACTTCTTCCTGGATGACTACCAGTTTACCAGAGTATGGACAGACCCGGATAGATATATTCCGATGTTGCAGCGGTTCAAGTACGTGCTGACACCGGATTTTAGCCTGTATACGGATTTCCCGAAGCCGTTGCAGATCTATAATCATTACCGTAAGCACTGGCTGGGCGCGTATTGGCAGATGTACGGTATCAACGTCATTCCTACGATTTGTTGGAGCGACCGGGAATCTTTTGAATGGTGCTTCGATGGAGAACCTACACAAAGTGTTGTTGCAGTCTCTTCCGTTGGAACGCAGAACAGCAAGGAAAAGAAACAGTGTTTTCTGGATGGCTATTTTGAGATGATGGATCGGCTGCAGCCAACGCAAATCATCTTTTATGGCAGAGTACCGGATGAGTGCAAGGGCAATATCCTAAAAATAAATGCCTTTGGGGATAAGTGGGACAGGAAGGAATGAAATGGGTGGCAGAGGCACGAGTAGTGGGATAAGTGAGAAAGGAAATAAGTATGGAAGTCAGTATCATACCATATTAGAGCATGAGAATATTAAGTTTGTAAAGGCAAATTCCAGAAATTCAGAATCGCTTTTTGAAACGATGACGGAGGGCAGAGTGTATGTGACTGTGGGTGGAAATGATTTGCTAAAAATTACATACTATGATGAGCAGAACAGAAGAAAGAAACAGATAGACCTCAATCATCCACATAAAGGAATAAAACCACATGTGCATCATGGATATAATCATAACGAAGATGATAATTCCAAAGGAGCAACCGGATTATTACCCAAAGAAAAGAAGATGGTTGAGAAGGTAGAACGTATATGGTACAATCATATAAACAAGAAACAGTAGCTTAAATAAAAGCGGCGTTAACCAACGCATGGTTTCCGAGTGATCGGGGTGTTTCTTGTTAGCAAGCGTAGTATACTCTGGTGATTACGCCTTGATAGAGGAGAGTTCGGTTCGACTCCGAACACTTGCGACAATGAGGATGTACCATAACGGTATGTCCTTTTTTTATTGCCCTGAAAGGAAGTGATTAGTTGGCAGCAAGAAAAAATCCATTAGCTGATAAAGCATATGAATTGTATAAGGATGGCATGAAGCTGGTAGATATTGCTGACCAGCTAGGAAAGCCAGAGGGGACAATTCGTAGGTGGAAAAATACATATGACTGGGATAACGAACGTTCGGATTGCAAAGCGAACGAAAGCGAACGTCCAAAGCGAACGAGAGATAAGAAGAGCGGGAAGAGGCTAACACCAAAGCAGGAAGCATTCCAAGCTGAATTTATTGGAAATGGTGGTAATGCTACATTGGCTGCAAAAAATGCTGGGTATGCAGAAAGCGGAGCGAGGGTGCAAGGACATAGATTGCTAACAAATGCTAACGTCTCAGAGCGTATCGCCGAGCAGATGGAGCGTATCGAGAAAGAACAGCACCGCGACATTATGAGTCTTGCAGAAATACAGGAGCGCAGAAGCATGATTGCAAAGGGAAAATTGACGGACGGAAGAGGTTATTCCCCAGATTTTAATAATCAGCTTAAGGCTATGGATGGATTGGAAAAAGCCTTGACCATAGCGGAGAAGCAGAGAATTGAGCGTGAGGAAAAGGAGAAGCGAGAAAATTCTCCATTGTGGACAGTGCCGATCACGGATATCACTTCTGATTTTGTAGAGATATACCGGACGGTGCATGAAGCATTTGCCGGGGAGATAGACGTACATGAGATTGTATCTAAGGGTGGTCGTGGTTCTATCAAATCTAACTTTTGGAGTGATGTGGCATATGAGGTTATCCGGCAGGATCCGCAGGCGCATGTGGTGTACACAAGAAGGTATAAGGTTGATCTGCGCGGGTCGGTATATAACCAGTTTATGAAAACAGTGATCCGGTATAATGATCTGGATAACTGGGACTTTAAGCAATCCCCGCTGTGTGCAGTATATAAGCCGACCGGGCAGACGGTAATGTTTGTGGGAGCGGATAAGCCGATCAGTTTGAAATCATTCAATGTTCCATTCGGATACGTTAAGCTGCTGATTCATGAAGAGTGTGACGAGATGGCGGGTGTGGAACAGATGGATAACATCGAGGATACTTTCCTGCGATCTGACACGCCGGCACTTGATATCAAGATATTCAACCCGCCGAAGAGTAAGAATAACTTTATGAATCAGTATGTAGAAGAGTGCAAGAATAAGCCGCAGACGAGGATTTGTCATAGCTATTATTACAATGTGCCTGAGAAGTGGCTTGGTAAACGATTCTTTGAGCGTGCAGAGTGGTTTAAGGTGCATAAGCCACTATATTACCGGAACAACTATATGGGCGAGGTGACCGGTACAGGCGGCGGTATCTTTGATAATGTCGAAGAACGGACCATCACAGATGCGGAGATCGAGAACATGCCATTCTTTCATCATGGTCTGGATTTCGGATTTGAACATCCGCAGACGTTTGAAAAGGCATGGTATGACGAGGATACAGATACATTGTATTGCGTGGCGGAGGTATTTGCCAAACGGTGCAAGAACAGTACGTTTGCCCGGAAAATCAAGAAGTATATCACAGAGGAAATTATTTGTGATTCGGCGCGGCCGGACGCGATCGCAGAGTTGCAGGACTGGGGATTTAATGCGATTGGAGCAAAAAAGCGTTGGGGTTCCGGCAAGGGCAGAGACTATTGCTGGGAGTGGCTGCAGCAGACCACAAAAATTGTGGTAGATCCGGAACGATGCCCGCAGCTTGCACATGAGCTTACAACTTTAGAGCATGAGCAGTTGGCAGACGGCAGTTTTTCAGATGCTTATCCTAAACTGGACGAGGACTGCGTGATGGCACTGATCTACGGGTTGAACCGTGTGATTATGGAGAGCCGCCGCAACAATGGACTTTATGATGATGAGATAGATGAGGAGGGTGAGGATGAAGAGGAATACGAAGAATAGGCATTATGTCGTAGTGGATACAGATACAAGAGAAGTGATTGCGTGCATTTCAGACTCCGGGAAGGATAATATTCTCCGGAAAGATGTTGATCTGAAAGTATACGACGGTACGGATCCGGTATTTACGGAAACGGATCATGGCATCTTATTAAAAGACAATGCTTTTACAATGAGATTGTAGGTGGTGACGTATGAACATGTTCACAAGAGTAAAGGAGTTCTTTATGAATTTATTCAAAACAAGCGCAGAAAAAGAATTTGGTGTTGATATTATCTCTTCCGATCTGATGGAGAGGGCACAGATTGAGTGGCGGAATATCATCAAGGGTAGACCATACTGGACGAGTGAGAATGTGCGCACAATCAATTTCGCAAAGTTTCTCTGCTATTACACCAGCAAAAAGACCTGTTTGGATCTTAATGTGACAATCAGCGGCAGTGACAGGGCAGATTATATCAATCAGTGTATTAAAGCAATGATCCAGAAATCTATCAGGGATAAGGTAGAGGATGCCTGCGGTGCGGGTGGTATTATTCTGAAGCCGAACGGTACATACAATCCGGCGGGAGCAATCGATTATGTGATGCCGGGCAGTTTTGCAGTAACGGAAAAGAACAGTAACGGGGATATCCTTGGAGTTATCTTTATTGACCGGCAGATCAAGGGAGATGATTACTATACTCGTTTAGAGTATCAGCACTTTACATCTTCCTTCTCTGACAATGGAGAAGGAATTGGAAGAACATACACCATTGAGAATAAGGCTTTCAGATCAAAGGGTAGCGACAGCCTGGGGCGTAGTATTGCACTGGCGGATGTGCCGGAGTGGAAGAATATACCGGAAGCTATCAGTATTTCCAATGTGGAGAAGCCGTTATTTGGCTATTTCAAGATGCCATACAACAATACCATTGACTATACATCACCGGAGGGTGTGGCTATATTTTCAAACTGCATTGAGGAGTTGCGCAATCTGGATGTGGCGTGGAGCCGAAAAGATGATGAGATTGATGATTCACAGCACATCACCTTTATTGATGAGAATGCGCTGATGAAGCGTGACAAAAATACCGGCGCCAGAGAAAGAGTGGAGCTTCCGCGATTTGTAAAGGGATTGAAATATGGAGTAAATGCGTCCAGCGCTGTGGATGAACATGTGCCGACCATACTGACAGATGAGAGAGTGGCAGATATCAACTCCATTCTCTCTATGATCTCTACCAAGGCAGGATTTTCCCAGGGGCAGTTTGTACTTGACCGGAAGACCGGTATTGCCACGGCAACAGAGATTGAGAGCGATGACAGCGAGACAGTGGAGACGATCACGGATATGCGGAATGCTCTTAAGACTGCGCTTAAGGATCTTGTGTATGCGCTGGATAAATATTGTGATGTATTTTTCGATCTGCCGAGCGGGTATGTCAACGCTTTGGATGAGGACGTGGCGGACGAGGATGTGTTCTATTTCAAGGACCTGTTGGCATCCTTTGAGCAGGACCGGACGAGAGCATATCAGCTGATGATGAATGGTGTATACAGCAAGCGCAAATATCTTAAGGAGTATGAGGGATTCAACGACAAGGAGATCGACGAGATGTTTGCGGAGCGCGATGAGGAAAATGCCAGCGACCAGAAAGGCGGATTATTCAAAGAAGAATAGGGGGCGGTTGAATGAAGTACAACAAGATTGTCGGCGGTGTAAGTATTCACATTGACACGAAGCGGATAGATGATAACCTAAGGCGCGCCCAGGATGCGCTGGATCAGCAGGTGCTTAATGATATGATCCCGTATATGCCGGAAAGTCAACAGAGTGCAATGGTGGGAGCGACGCAGATCATTGAACCAGGACTTATTTCGACCAATACACCGTATGCACATTATCAGTATATGGGCGAACTATATCTTGCCGAAAATGGTAGTTCATGGGCGCAGAAGGGTGAAGCAAAATATCCGACTGGCAGACCATTGCATTACAGCAAGGCGGGTGCGGCAGACCATTGGTTTGAGCATGCAAAGCAGGAGCATGGAGACCAGTGGCTTGATCTGGTAAGGAAAGAAGTAGGAAAGGGATAATATGCTGGAACCGGATTATTTCTATGGAAAATCAGACGTACTAATTTCATACGAGCAGGAACTTGAGGACTGGATATTGCAGGATATTGCTATGCGGTTACTTAAAGCGGAAGCTATGGCCGGAACAACCGATATGGAACTGTATAAGCTGCGGCAGCTGGGCTTGCATCAGAATGAAATTGTGAAGCGATTATCTGCCCTTACGCAGAAATCAACGGCAGAAATCCGCAGATTATTGCAGGATGCGGTGCTGACATCTTGGGATGATGATAAAAGCACGCTGTCCCGCCTTGGAATAGATGCAGTATCCCCGCTTGAAAATCCGGTTGTTATGGAGTTGTTGGATGCAGAATTTAAGAAAACACTCGGAGAAGTGAATAATCTGACACGCTCCACCATGATGCAGTCACAGCGAGATCTTATGAATATGCTCAATGAAGCCGAGATGCGTGTGGCGGCCGGCGTGCAGTCATACAGTGCCGCGGTGTGCGATATATTGGACCGGTATGGTAAAACCGGAGTCATGATCGATTACCCAACCGGAACGCGCCGGACACTGGAAGCGGCGGTCAGAATGTGCGTAGTCACGTCTATGAACCAGACGGCGGCGCAGGTAACCAATCATTATATAGCGGAGCATAATGTAGAATATGTGTTCGTATCAGCACACTTGGGCGCGAGGACACAGGGAAAAGGACAACCGTATCTTGCCGGTCATGATAACTGGCAGGGCAGATGCTATAAAATATCCGGGAGCGAACCGGATGCGCCGAATCTGGCGGAAATGACCGGCTATGATATTGTGAACGGGACGGGACACGTTTTAAATCCTTTAGGGCTGCACGGGTATAACTGCCGGCACTCCCATAAGCCCTGGAACAAGTCTTTGCGAAATCCGTATCTGGATGAAAACGGCAATCTTAAGATTGACAGTGAGGAGAACCGGAAGGTATATGAACTGCAGCAGCAGCAAAGAGCAATGGAGCGTGCCATCCGGCAGACGAAGCGGCAGCTACTTGTGAAACAGGCAGAGATTGACGGTGTGGCGGAAACAGACGTAAAGACCATGCTACAACCGGAATATGATCGTCTGGCATACCGCCTGCGGACGCAGAATCAGAAGTATAAGCAGTTCTGCGCGGACAATGGATTGCAGACACAGGCTGATAGAATCAAGGTAGCCGGGTTTAAGCGGGCGCAGTCAGCAAAGGCGAACGGCAGGGCGACGGCGTATCAGAATCGGAGGACAGGCAAGGCGGCTCATTCTGTGAATACGGGGGCAAAAGTAAAGTATGATGAAAATAGAACCTATAGGATAGATTTAGAATCATACGATGGAAATATAAACGATAGTCTATCGACAGTTGCAAAAGAACTGGCAAAATTAGGAGATACGGACGGATTTGAACATAGCGTGTTTGTGGATTTAAATACAGGAGAAATTGGACGATATGTTACCGACAGATTACCGGAATCAGTTGTTCCGGATTATCCATATCTGAAAAAACACAGCAATGTGGCATTTTTGCACAATCATAATGTTGACACAGAGTTATCATTTCCGGATGTCGGATTGATGGTGAATGAAACAGAGATAAATGTTGTTGCGGCGGTTAGAAATGATGGTATAATAACATTAGTAGAAAGCAATGGAATGAAAAATAGCGCATATTTACCGCTTGAATACGAAGAACTTAGAAAAAAAATTGAAATGGATATGTTGGATAGGGATGGATATATTGATCCTTGGAAGGTAGAGATTGCACTGCGAGACAAGGCTATAAAAGAGTATGCAAAGAATGGAATGAAAACCTATGGAGAGAAGATATAAGAATTTTAAAGAGTTTTTGACAAAAGCCGAATATCCGTTTATTCGTACAGATATGTCGGAAGCTGAATATGAGAAAGAATATGATTATTATATTCATAATTATGACAAAGTAAGGAATGGAACATATAAGCCGCTCTGGAAACAGAGAGAAGAGGGAGCATAGAGCTTCCTCTTTTATTTTCCCCGTTGGTCATCGATATAAAGTATAGTAGTCCCATATGGTTCAATATATAAGGTCCTATCAATTCTGCGAACATAATTTTCGATTCCATCATTGCGAAGTTGAATTTGATAAGACACCGTTGCTTCTTCACGTGTAAAGGACAAGTCGCCCTTTTTGAGATCACCGTTTTGGTCAAAATATAGTCTATAAAGATAAAAATCGCCATGATTACCATGAGAACTTAACCACAGATAAAATGGATATTTGCATTTTCTCATGGTTGAGGTATATGGGGTAAGCCTAAGATGGGAAACAGGAAGGTTGATCCCTATAGAATAATTGGTGTCGATTTTATTTGGCAATACGGTATTTTTAAAATACTTATAGAATGGTTTGATAAGAGCATTAGCATTATGAAGATACTTATATGCTATGTCAAGATTGTAACCATCTAAGGTAAGGTATATAAAATGTTCACCTGGAATGAATGGCCCCTTCAAATCGAAGGGTTTCATATCATAAATAGCCATATCTTGATAGGTTATATTTAAGTTATTCTCTTTTTTGCGTGCTTCACGTTTATAATATTGCTCCATTTTAGGGTTTGGCGTATATGTGGATGTGGCAGCTATCTGAACAGATGTGACGGAACTTGCAGCGTCTGGAAGTTTGAATAAATCGAGTATTTTTTGCATTATTGACATTGGCGGATGCTCCTTTCTACTAAGAGATAAGAGTATTTTAGCATACTAAGAGCAGATGTGCATTATAAAGTCCCCCGCTTACATAACGTAGGCGGGGATTTTAAGAAATATTATTCGGTTTGTGGAGATTTACTTTTGACAAGATTAATATAATTTGGAATATTACTGCATATGAAATCAAACAATAAGTTGTATTCCAGTTCAGTTAGAGTGACCTCGGTAGAATCTTTTTTTAGTACAACATCGAAAGTATCACAAAGAGGATATTCATGAAAATCTACATCGTCATACAGATATTGTAGAAGGGAAGTCATTGCGTTTATTCCATATAATACTTCATCAGAGTAAAAATTTGTTTCATCATCATCCCAACCTAACAAAAAATCAGGAGTGGTTTCGAGAGCTTTTGCTATTAATAATATTTTTGATTGAGGAAGCCCACGTCCATCATTTTCTATTTTATTAATAGACGATCTTGATCTATATCCTATTTTTTTTGCAAGTTCTTCTTGGGACATGCCGAGTTCTTCACGTTTTTTTCGAATTCTATCACCAATTTCCATTATAATCACCTCGTAATTATATATTAGCATTGTGTAGAAAAAAATTCAACTTTTATTGAAATAAATGTTGACAATTATTAAACAAAAGAGTAACATAACAAATGTGGACAAAATGCCAACAATAAGAAAGGAGGGATGAAAAATGGTAGATACACAAAAATTATGTAAGAGAATAGATGAGTCTGGATTAAAAAAGTATTACATAGCTTCGAAGGTCGGCTTGACTACTTATGGATTACAAAAGAAAATTAATAACCAAACACAGTTTAAAGCCAATGAAATCGAAGAATTATGCATTATATTGAAAATTAAGACATTAGAAGAAAAAGAAAAAATTTTTTTTGCAAAAAATGTTGGCAAAATGGAAACAAAAAAGTTGCAAAAAAAAGAGTAAACACCCACCGACCAAAGTTCGTGTTTACTCAAAATGGAACCTATTAAATATAGGAATTTCCTATTCGCATTATAGGGGATTCCGCCAGTTTTTGCAAGGAGGAATTGCAAAATGCAGAATGAAGTAGTAAAAGTGAATGACAAACGGATTGTTGCGGTAGAGTGGAATGGCGAGAGAGTTATTACAACGGCGCAACTGGCAGACGTTTATGAAACATCGGCTGATAATGTTAGGGTAAATTTCAATAACAACAAAGATAGATTTACGGAAGGAAAACATTACTACATTCTCAAAGGAGAGGAACTGCGGATGTTCAAGCGCAACGTAAATGATATTTACGCTGTGAAACCTAACATTAATCAAATTTACTTATGGACAAAGAGAGGAGCAAGTAGACACTGTAAGATTCTTGACACAGATAAGGCGTGGCAACAGTTTGATTGCTTAGAAGAAAATTATTTCAATCCACAGCCAGTACATTCCATTACATATCAGTATCCAGTATCTCCGGCGGCACTGGAAAGTGCAACAAATGCTGGTCGTTTATTTGAGCGTATAATGAAGTCAGAGGGTGCCTGCCCGCATGAAATTGCTATGGTGGTTAAATCAATATTCAATCAGGCAGGAATTGAAGTCAGAGAGCAGTTTGTCAAAATTCCGGCATATGAGCAATTAGCACTGGATATTATCACACGGTAGGGGGGTGCACTATGGCAAGAATAAAAGATACTATGAAAGTGATAAGCGATACAAGAGGTAAAATTGATAAAAATTATGATATGTTTGCGTCAAATATTATACATATCAGTAATGCAAGTGCAAATACATATGAAGCAATTAATAATGCTTTTTTCTTTGGATACGCACAGGGGCAAAAGGCAGCCAAAGCAAAAAGGCGAAATGTGTAAAGTATGGTGGTGCTTAGAGAACTTGGAAACAGACTCTTTTTTCTTTGCTTAAAAATGGCACAAATCTTTTTCAATCTCATGATACAATTAAGACATGAGGTAAAAGATATGGAAAACATAGAGAAAATGATCGACGAAAAAAAGAAACAGATGGTGGAGTCGTTGAAAAAAGGAAATTCGGTAGAGATCCATGCTTCTAAAGATGGAATCAAGGTATATGAAGTAAGAAAAAAGAAAATTTGATAATTGGCGCATAGAAATGGCTATGTGTAACAGCTAAAAGGAGCTGACTTCTTAGAAAAATCTAAGAGGTTGGCTCTTTTTGTTTTTGGGAAATAGTTCAACAGGAAGAATAAAAATAAAAGATGTGGGTTCGAATCCCGCTTTCCCGATTGCCAGCTATGGAGTAAATAGCAACTCATTCGCGCCGGACTGACCGGAGTAAAAACTTGGAAAGAAAGAGGTAAGGAACATGGTAAAAGTAATCAGCGAATTGGAGAAGATTGGTCTGTCACTGACAGATGAGCAGAAAGAATCCATCAAAAAGAGTATGGGCGAGGAATTATATTCTAAGCAGGAATTGGACAAGAAACTTTCCAAAACGCAGGAACTCGAAGAAAAAAATAAGGAACTTGTAGGAAAGCAGGAAACTCTTGAAAAGGAATTACAGACTATGAGAGATTCCGCACCGGATGCAGATGCACTGAATCAGAAGATCGCAGAACTGACGGCGACGCTGGAGAATGAGCGCAAGGAGCGCGCGGAAAAGGATGAGAGAGCAAGACTTGATGGTCTTGTGACAGAGTTCTTTGCAGACAAGCATTTTGTGAATGCGATCACGGCGGATGCCATTAAGACGCAGCTGGTAGACCGGCTGAACTCTGACGAAGCGCGCGGGAAGAGTATCTCTGATTTGTTCGATGCCATTGTCAAGGATGATAAGGGCAATTACAAGCCGGATATTCTCATCGATGACAAGACATTCCAGGCACAGCAGAATCGTAGCCAGATTGTCGGAAACAACATCAATCAGCCGGATGGCACCAGACTGTCGATGGCTGAACTTATGAAACTCAAAAACCAGCACCCGGATATGGACATTACGCCATATCTGAACAGAAAGAAGGAGAAATAATCTATGGCATTATTTGACTTAGTAAATTTTAACGGTGAGGTATTCGACGCGGCGGTGCGTGAGACACCGAATCTTCGTTTGAATGAACTGCTTCACTGCGGCGCTATTGTAGAGCGCGGAGAGTATGCATCTATGTTGCCGGATCAGAAGGGCGGTAACTTTATCACAACACTGATTAAGGCGCGTTTATCCGGAAAGACCGTGAACTATGACGGTAAGACTGATATTGACGCTGAGGAGCGCGGCAATTATTCGATGGGACGTATTGTTGTCGGTCGTGCACAGGGCTGGACGGAGAAGGACTTCATATCTGACATTTCCGGTGATGATTATTCTGCGGCGGCTGGAGAGGTTGCAGAGTTCTGGGACGATGTAGATCAGGACACGCTTCTCAGTATTCTTAAAGGCGTATTTTCCATGAGCACCGGAGAGGGCAAGAAGTTCGTAGATGCTCACACCTATGATGTGACGGGGGAGACGAACAACATGTTCGATGCGACCACGCTTAACAATGCAATGCAGAAAGCACTCGGAGACAGGAAGGCAAACTTCTCACTTACGATCATGCATTCCGTAGTTGCCACACATCTTGAGAATCTTAAGCTGCTGGATTACATGAAGTATACGGATGCAGATGGCATCGAGCGCGATCTTGGGCTTGCCACCTTAAACGGCAGGATCGTACTCATTGACGACACTATGCCGGCTGTGGAGGTTGCGGAATCCTCCAAGGGCGCGGGGGACGGATATACCAAATATACGACCTATGTTCTTGGCAACGGGGCAATCGAGTACACGAACTGCGGTGTAAAGGTCCCGTCTGAGATGGATCGTGATCCGGCAAAGAACGGCGGCGAGACAACGCTGTATACCAGACAGAGGAAAGTATTTGCTCCGTATGGCGTCTCCTGGAAGAACACAAGTGTGATTTCTCCGACCAATGAGCAGCTGGAGAATGGTGCAAACTGGGAAATTGCACAGAACAATTCTTCTGATAAGCCGGACTATTTCCCGGCAAAGGCAATTAACATTGCACAGATCATTACCAGAGGATAAGAAAGGGGGATTCCAAGATGGGATATACCACGTATGACTTCTACCAGAATAAATACTATGGGGATTCTATCGAGGAATCCCTTTTCCCTAAGTGGGAAGATCGTGCAGCTATGAAGTTGGATCAGCTGACCTATGGGAACATTACAGAGGAATCTTTGCAGGAATACGATGAGAAGATTCAGAAAGCCACCTGTGCGCTGGTGGACTTACTCTATCAGATTGATTTTAAGACCACGCACGCCAGTGATGAAAAGGGCGGCAATGTGAAGTCGATGTCCTCCGGCGGTCGGTCGATCAGCTTCGGGACCAATGAGACGCTGATTGATAAGGTGCTGAACGACAAGACGGCGCAGAACCGGCTTTGTTATGACACGGTGTGCGAATACTTGTCCGGCACAGGATTGCTGTATGCGGGGGTATGAGATGGGATTCTTCGATAACAAGACGGTTACCCTTTTCAACCGCTCATTCAATGCGGAAACCGAGGAAGAGAAGTATTATACGACATTGCTTGAGGGTGTAGACCTTGTGGAAACCAAGGGAGCGAATGTCTCCAAGAGCGGCATGGACAGCGCCGATGCAGTCAAACTCTACATAGATTTTGCCAACCTTGGCAAAACGTTAAAGCCGTACCTTCCCCCGAAAGCATGGGATGTGCTGCCGGAAGAGGAAAAGCAGAATTATATCACATTCCATCCTACGGAGGATTTCTTTGTTAAGGGCGATCGCACCGACGTGGAACTGCCGGAAGAAAGCGCATACGAGTGGATGCATGAGAACTTCGATGATGTTTATAAGGTCACGACCATAGACAAGTATGAGGATATCTTGCCGCACTTTGAAGTAGGAGGTGTATAAATGGCAGAACCAGAAAAACTTACTATCCGGGATGCGGAGAACGCAGGAAAAGGGCTTCTTGCATTGGTGATGGCATATCCGGATTATCCGCGGGGATTTAAGGCGGACAATTCAACCGTGAAGTGGAATTCCATCAATGAGGACAGATCCATCGGCGTGTTCCCGCTGCAGGGCGCGGTATATCTGAAAAAGTATATCAGCGGCAGCTATGTAGCACAGATGCCATTTCAGATGATTTATAAGTGTGCGCCGACCACCAACAAGGCGAGTCTGGATGCACAGCAGATGTTAAATGATTTGGCGGCATGGATGGAAGAGAGTGGAATCGAATTTGCAGATCCGCATTTGACACTGGAGTCGATCGCAAGGACATCCCCGGTGTTCGGCGGCGGACAGAATGAGAAAACAGTAGCTTATGCTGTGAATATGCAGCTGAAATATTTTTACAAGAAATAAGGAGGATGGAGAAGATGAAATTTAATTTACAGTTCTTCGCGCAGGACAGAACAAACATGGTATCTCTGCTTGATATTGGTCTGTTGACCGGAAGTACAACAAAGCTGGCAGAGATGGGCGATGGTTACACAGAGATCACAGAGGACTGGGGACCCAGCACAGATTCAACCCAGTATGTCAACATGAAGACTGCAAGCAGTACAGTAAAGGGATACGCCCTTAACATGTCCCCGGAGCGTGAGTACCTGTCGGATGATATGCAGGAAGCCATCGACGATATGTTCAAGAAGTTCCCGACCGGCAAAGCCTGCGAGACATATTATTACCGTTTCTACAAGACGGATCTGACAGCCGGTGTGGGTGATTGCATCCGCGTTCCCGTGACTGTATGCCCGTCTAGTACCGGCGGTGCGGGCGGCGACACGCTGAAATCTACAATCCAGATCAATGGTAACGGCGATGTGGAACTGGGAACAATTACGATCAGCAGCGAAGACGGCTCGTTTTCTTGGGCTGCAAAATAAGGTGTTAATGAAAAATTAGCATAATGGGGCGGGTTCCTTTCAGTCCTGCCCCATTTCTGAAAGGATGGTAATTTTTATGGAAGAGTTGAAATTAAACAGTGGTCTGAAAAAGATTGCGATTAAGGATGAAGACGGAGATCTTATCACAGTATTGAGCGTGAATGTGGCAGATGCGGACACAGCGGAGCGTTTTGCCAAGATCATTAATGATTTGCAGGAAATCTCTGCGAACTGTGAGAAAGAAGCGATGGCGTGGAAAAAGGAACATGAGCAGGACGAAACGGTCTCTGGAGAGATTGATGTGGAGAGGGTTTTGCAGATCAACCATATCCGCGTGAAGTATCTGAAACAGATCACCGAGGAAATTGACAAACTGTTCGGCGAGGGAACGGTTCAGAGCATCTACGGCGATATTACGCCGGATGAAACGGCACTGGTGGAGTTTGTTGAGGGCGTTATCCCGGTAATGAATAAACTCTTCGGCAAGCGTTACGAGATGACCAGAAAACGGTATAACTCCGGCAGAAAAGGGGCAAGGGCATGATAAATGTCATGCTTGATCCTCTGCCGGATGAATGGCATGGGTACGAGATCAATACTTCATTTCGGATCGGCATACAGGTATTGCTTGTGCAGTATGACAAAGAACTGAATGAGTACGAAAAGAGTGACGCACTGATCTGGCTGCTGTTCGATGACCGGGAGCATCCGGACGGGGAAGAACTGCAGGAATGTGTCGAGTGGTTTTTGAACGGCTGGTTTCATGATAAGTCGGGATCTTCGCAGGATAAGCGCCGGCTGATTGACTATGATGTCGACCAGTGGCGCATCTATGCAGATTTCCGGCAGATATACGGGATAGACCTCTCCCTGGATGATATGCACTGGTGGATGTTCAACGGTCTGCTCTGGAATATGCCGCACGAACGGTCGGCTTTTATGCAGGTCATTGAGATCCGGCGTAAGAAGATCACATCCAAGATGGGGAGAGAAGAAAAGAAAGCTGTGCAGGAAGCGCAGCAGATCTATGCACTGGATCAACCGGAAGTTAAAAAAGAGTATACAGAGGATGAAAAGGGTGCCATCGATGAGTATGACCGGATGATGGCGGAGATCAAAGCCAAGAAGAAAGCAGAAAAGGAATTGGGATTAGGTTAGAAAGCGAGGGTTGCATATGGCTGGCGGATATGATGGAGAAATTAGAATAAGGACAAAGATTGACAATGCAGATATACAGCCCAAAATAACGCAGACAACAATTGCTTTGGAGAAGTCTGCTGCAAAGGTAGATAAATTGCAGGACAAATTCAATTCTTTTTCAACCAAAATCGAGGAAAGCAACAGAAAAGCATCTGAACTGGAGAAAAAATTAGAGGAAATACAGAAGATAAAGGCACCAACAGAAGAGTATAAAAAGATATTAGATCAATGGGAAGAGGCTCATAATGAATTATTATCTGCAAAAAAAGAATTGCAGCAGATGCGAGAGCTTGGATTTAAAGATGAAAATTTACAAACATACATAAAACGTGTTGAAACAGCTGTTGAAAAGCAGTATCAACTTCAAGAAATAAGAGACAAGATGGAGTCTTCAAAAACAGCATTTGTGGATCAGACAACCACGGAAGCCTACCAAGAGATTGCACATAAATTGAGCGAGCAAAACCAAAAAACTAATGATTTGGTAGATGCTCAGAGCAAAGTTAAAGCTGAAATAGCGGCAGAGCTTGCAGAACAGAACCGATTAAACGGAATATTCCGGTCTGCAACGGTTGTAAATCAGAAATTGGTTGACTTGTTAAATGAGGAAAAGCAACTTGAAACTCAGATTGCTGATATGAAAAAGGCGGGGCTGACGGCAGGATATGATAAATATGATGAGGCTGCAAGAAGGTTGTCGGAAGTACGCGAAGAAATAAAACAGATAAATGCTGAACAGGAAAAAGTCGGCTCCGGTTCAAAGCAGATTGAAAAGGTTGGAAAAGCAGCAAAGAAATCCGCGGGGCTGATGTCCACACTTTTATCAAGACTGGAAGGAATAACCCTCTCGCTGCTTATTTTTAATTGGATAACAAAGGCTTTTAACGCAATGGTTGCCGCCTTTAAAGAGGGCATCCAGAACATGGCGAAGTATTCCTCTGACTTTAATTCACGGATGTCCGAGCTGAAATCTGCCACAGCTACACTCAAAGCATCACTGGGAACGCTGGCGGCGCCGATTGTATCTGCTGTCATTCCGGCGATTGTGACACTCTGCAACTGGATCACGACGGCGGTCAATAAGATGAATGAACTTGTGGCGGCGCTCTCTGGAAAGAGCACATGGACACGGGCGAAGCAACAGCAGGTGGATTATGCGAAGTCGTTGAATGGCACTGCGGGAGCGGCAAAGAAAGCGGCGGGAGCGTTGCAGGGGTTTGATGAACTGAATGTAATTAACTCAAACAGTTCCGGCGGCGGTGGAACAGATGCCTCTACGATGTATGAGGAAGTGCCAACAAGCGATGCGCTGATCGGTAAATTGCAGCCGTTCCTCGATTATCTTAAGCAGATCAAGGCAGAAGTGATCCGCGGATGGGATGAGACGTGGGCGGCGCTGGATATTGACAGTCAGATCGCAGATATTCGCGGCAGTATCGAATCAATCCGTGGCTCTCTGTCGGATATTTTCGGAAATGCAGATTTGCAGGCGGCGGCAGACAACTTTGTTATGACGCTGGCGTACAGTGTTGGTCAGATTGGCGCATCCGTGGTCAGTATTGGGGCTACGATCGCACAGAATATCATTGGCGGCATCGACCTGTATTTGCAGCAGAATAGCGGCAGAATCACCGAGTACCTTATTCGGATGTTCGATATCGGCGCTGACGTGGCACAGCTTGCGGGCGAAGCGGCGGAAGCATTTGCTTTTGTGTTCCAGGCATTCGGCAATGAGGACGGGCAGCAGATCACGGCAAATCTGATTCAGATTTTCACGGATATTTTTGGCACCGTTACTTTGCTGGAGGCGCAGTTTCGCGATGATATGCTTCATTTTTTCATAGATCCATTTGTTGACAATAGCGAGGGAATCAAGACAGCCCTTGAGGGCATCCTTGAGGTTGTGGCGGATGTTACAGGAACGATTTCAGACACGGTGCAGCATTTTACGGATGGGGTAGTAACTTTGTATGACGAACATATCCATCCGCTGATACAGAGCTTGACGGACGGACTGGACGAGATTTCGGCGAAGTTTCTGGAATTCTGGAATACATACGTACAACCGGTGCTTGAAAATATTTCAACCAAATTCCACGAAGTCATGGAGCAGCACATTCAGCCGATGCTTGACAGCTTTCTTGGTTTGCTGGGGACGGTCATAGACAATGTGAAAAAACTCTGGGAAGAGGTGCTGGTGCCGGTTATCGAGTGGATCATCGAAAATATCCTGCCGGTGCTGATGCCAATCATCCAGAGCCTTATTGAGGGTGTGTTGAATTTTATCGGCTTTGTGTCTGATATGGTGGCAAATATCATGGATTTCCTGTCTGGTCTCATTGATTTTATCGTCGGCATTTTTGCCGGAGACTGGGAACAGGCGTGGGCTGGAATTCGGGAAATGTTTTCATCAATCTGGAATTCGATGAAGCTGATCTTGAGTACAATTTGGAACAACATGAAAGATGGTGTGAAAGCAGCGATTAGCGCTATAAAAGGGCATATTTCGGATTCCTTGCACAATATCAAGGGTGGTTGGCGTGAATCCTGGACAAGTATGAAAACGACGGTATTAGGCATCTTTGATGCAATCAAATCGGGAATCAAAGGGAAGATCAATTCTATCATATCGTTTGTCGAGAATATGGCAAATAGCATAATTATCGGCGTTAATAAGGTGCTGGAGGCGTTGAACAGTGTTGGATTTGATATGCCGGATTGGCTGGGTGGCGGAACATTTCACCCAAATCTACAGACATTGCCGGCAGTCCACATTCCCCGTCTGGCCAACGGCGGCATCACAACCGGCAGCACCTTTGCCAATATCGGAGAAGCCGGACGTGAGGCGGTGCTTCCGTTGGAAAATAACCTGTCCTATCTGGAGCCGCTTGCAGAAATGATTGCAAGCAAAATGGAAGGTGTTCAGACGGTGCGGATCGTAGCAGAGGAAAGCGGCATATTCAAAGTTGTACGCGAGGGTGCAAATGATTATTTCCGGAGAACCGGCAGACCGGCATTTGATTTTTAGAGAGAGGAGCGGAGAAAATGGCATACGGTGGATTTTTGATAAAGGTAGGCGATTATACCGTTCCTTTCCGATACATTGAAGCTAAGAAATTCAAGTGCGGCATCAAAGGGCAGGATCTGGATTCTTACCGGGATGCAAACGGCATCTTACATCGAGAAGCCTTACAGAATGTTGCGATTAAGGTTGAGTGGGAAACGCCAAACGATATTGATGAAGTGGCGTTGCGCCAGCTGATGGACAGCATCAAGGCACAGTATTCAAATGCGACAGAGAAAAAAGCGCTTGTCACGGCGTGGATGCCGGAACTTGGCGATTATGTAACGATGGACTGCTATCTGCCGGATATAGAATATACCATTGATTATGCGGATGAGACGACCGTGGAGTATTCTTCTTTCCGGCTGGCGTTTGTTGGGTATGGAGGTAGTGTAAATTGATTGATTATGATTATGCGGATTTGTTCAAGCAGAATAGTGTGGATAAGCAGATCACTATTACATCGGATGATGGGCTTGTGAATATTACGAACAATGAACTTCATCAGGAAGAATTTGAACTGACAGAAAGCCTCTGCTCCGAGAGTGAGTTGACGTTCGGTTGCTGTGAAGCCGGAATGATTAAGTTCAAGGTGTCCAATGTATTTTTACCGATGAAAGGAAAGTGGCTGACTGTAAAAATGACGATCGGCGGGAATGCGGCGAATTCGCTTCAAATCGGACGATATAAGGTTTATTCCGATACGCCTACGGCAGACAGAAAATACCGTGATGTGGTGGCTTACGATGCTTTGTACGATGTGGTCAATGCGGATGTGACGGCGTGGTACAACACGCTTAAGTTTCCGATGACCTTAAAATCTTTCCGGGATGCATTCTTTTCGCATTTCGATGTGGAGCAGGACGATGTGGAACTCGTGAATGACAGCATGACCGTCGAAAAGACGGTGGAAGTCACGGCGTCGACAGATACAAGTACCGGTACGGCGGAGACAAGCACGGTGGGCGAATCCATAGGTGGAAAAGAAACCTTATCCTGCGTTCTTGAAGCAAACGGCTGCATGGGTCACATGGGACGCTATGGGAAGTTCCATTATGTGTATCTTGAGCAGAATATTGATGGGCTTTACCCCGCGGACGACCTCTATCCGGCAGATGATCTTTTTCCGCGGGATCCGAAATCATACGGTATAGGGAAAGGCATCTACGTGTCTGCAAAGTATGAGGACTATACCGTTTGCCCGATAGACAAGCTTCAGATCCGGGAGAAAGAAAACGACATTGGAGTTATCGTTGGCAATGGGAACAATGCATATGTGATCGAGGGGAACTTTTTGCTATATGGCAAGGGAACAGACGAACTGACCAGTATCGCAAATAATGTCCTTGCAAAAATCACTGGCGTTACATACCGACCGTTTACAGCGGATTGCCTGGGAAATCCTTGCTTAGAGGTTGGCGATGCGGTGCGGCTGCAGACCCGGTATAAATTGATCGAATCGTACATCTTAAAGCGCACGCTGAAAGGTATACAGGCACTAAGAGACGGTCTGGAAGCTGATGGAGAAGAGTACCGGACAAGCAAAGTCAACGGTGTGCAGAGAAGTATCCTGCAGCTTAAGGGGAAGAGCAATACTCTCGAACGGTCGATTGAGGAAACGAAGTCAACGATTGTTGATGTGGAAAAAGGTCTGGAATCACAAATCAGCCAGACGGCAGAAGAAATCCGGTCAGAGGTAAAAAATACCACAGATGGGTTATCATCAAGGATTACCCAGAATGCGAGTAGCATTACTGCAGAGGTCAACCGTGCAACGAGCGCCGAGGGCACACTATCCAGTAAGATTACCCAGACGGCAGAGAGCATCACGGCGGAGGTCAACCGTGCAACGGAAAAAGAGGGACAGCTTGCGGCGGCAATACAGGTTAATGCAGATGGGATCACAAGCAAAGTTTCCAGGGATAGCGTTGTGTCGGAAATTAACCAGTCGGCAGAGGGTTTAAAGATTAGAGCTGATTTGTTGGAATTCAGGGGATCTATGGAGATGACCGGCGGGTATGTGCACATTGACGCGACAGAGAGTACGGACAACTTGGTTGAATTGAAACGGGAAGGAACTCTTGTGCAGATGGGAACAGATGGTTTGCGGTCGGCGGCAGATACGCGTGAACTCACGGCAAGTTACTCTGATGTCACGGTGCGCGACACGTCGGCAAACACCATAGCACAAATGCTCTCAAGCGGAAAAGGAATATCGTCCTATGGATGGGAATCTTATTCTGACAAGCGACTAAAGCACGGGGTAGAATCCCTTGACAGAGAAAAGAGCACCGCGCTTATACAGTCCTTACGTCCTTGCAGATTTGTTTATAACTATGACCAGGACGGGCATTACCGGCACGGTCTGATTGCACAGGAGGTACTGACTGCGATCGGAGATGAAGACTGGGCGATCTGCTCCGAGAATCCAGATCCAGACGGGAACATGTACTATGCTCTGGACAAGACGGAATTGATCGCTGATCTGATTGCTGCGGTGCAGTTACAACACGAAGAGATAGAGAAGTTGAAAGAGAGGATGGAAAAGTATGAACAAAGCGTATATCCGTATTAACTGGGAAAATTACCCGAGCGATGCAACACCTATAAATAAGGTAAATCTTAACAGACTGGACAGTGCGACAGACATACTTGACGACCGTGTGATTACTCTGGATACCACAAAAGCCACGAAAACAGAGGTGGCAACTCTTGTGTCGGATGTGACCTTTGAGGAGTCGACCGGAATCATCACGATCACAAAAAAGAATGGTTCAAAGGTTACGATCGACACGCAGATGGAGAAAATCGCCGTCAACTTTGACTATGACCCGACCACGGAGCAGATCATGCTTACTCTGATCGATGGCACGAAGCAGTACATAGATTTGTCGGCGCTGATTACGCAGTATGAGTTTTTGGACACTGATACAGTGGCTTTTACCATCGGTACGGACAGCAAGGTATCAGCCGTTGTAAAAGAGGGAAGCATCGAGGAAAAGCACTTGAAGCCAAACTATCTTGCCAAGATTAAGGGAGAAGCGGCAAAGGCAGAAACAAGCCGGGCAGATGCGGTGGCAAACGCAACCAAAGCGGAAAGCTATGCCGTTGGCGGTACCGGCAGCCGGGAGGGAGAGGACTCTGATAATGCTAAATATTATTATCAGCAGGCAAAAGACGTATCAGAGGGACTAAAAGGTGGATTGCAGCCGCATGGCACGGTGGCTTTTGCAGATCTTCCGGCGCTTCCGGATGTCAATGCAGGATGGATGTTTAATATTTCAGACGAATTTACGACCACAGATGATTTTAAAGAGGGATCCGGGAATGTAATTCCTGCCGGTGCAAATATCTACAAGACATCAGACGGCAAGTGGGATGTTCTGGCGGGTACTCCGGTGACGGGGGTCAAGGGTGCAAAGGAGGCAGCCTACCGCCGTGGGAACGTAAGTCTGTCGGCGGCGGATGTTGGGGCAGTAGCCGAGGAGGGGGATGCTTCGGACACGACGGTGACTTTTTCGGCGGCATCGGAGCGTGTCAATATAACCACGGGCGAGAAGTTGTCTGCGCTATTTAGTAAGATTGCAAAGTGGCTGTCTGATCTTAAGCCGGTTGCGTTTACCGGAAGTTATAGCGATCTGACTGATAAGCCTACTATTCCGTCAAATACATGGCGTCCTGTACAGGACAATCTTACAACCGCCAGCAGCACAGATTGTTTATCTGCAAATATGGGGAAATATTTGTATGAAACGAAAGCCAATTCTAATCACACACATGATAGCCGGTATTATACCGAGACAGAGGTAAATAATTTGTTGAAAGCAAAGATGCCGGTATCGGGCGGCACTTTTACTGGAGCGGTTGGATTTGCCAATGGTGTATGGAATCCTGTTGGCGATGATTGTTGCGTTGGAGATTTTAATATTGGTGGATGCGTGGCTTTTAAAAGCCTGTCAGCTGCATTAACCGGTATCGCACTTGTCGGCGCAGGTAGTAATGCATATGGCAGACTCTTAGTTCAAAATGACGGCGGTGATATGTATCTTGCTACAAACGGCGCGTTTTATGTGTCGAACGGAAATAATAGTGCACGTGCTCCGATCTATGCATCCGCTTTTACGCAGTCCTCTTCCAGACGCGTCAAGAAAAATATCGAGGATATGACCGAGACCGAAGCTAAGAAATTATTGGACGTAGAGGTTAAGTCGTATGACTACATCAATCCCGACATGCCGGATGGATGTTTCGGCTGCATCGCGGAGGATATGGCAAAAATAATTCCGTCTTGCGTTAATGGAGATGTTGACTGCGCTGACGATGATGTCGCGTCTATTCAGGGCATTGGCATTGATTATTCCAAGCTGGTGCCACATCTCATAAAGATGGTACAGATCCAGCAGGCACAGATTGATGCACAGCAGGAACAGATCGATAAGCTTGCAGCACAGCTCTTATAGTTGGCACAAACCTGCATAAGCAGTGTTTTATACTTATTATAAGGAAAGAGAGGAAAAGAATATGGAATCAATCATCACAGCACTTATTACAGGCGGGCTGACGCTGATCGGCACGGTAATGACGGTCAGCAGTGGTCAGAAAAAGACAGACCACAAACTTGAGATGGCGCAGGCGGTCACAGACTGCAAGTTGGACGAGCTCACCCGTGAGGTAAGGATGCACAACAACTTTGCACAGCGGGTGCCGGTCATCGAGGAGCAGGTAAAAGTTATCAATCACCGCATTGCGGACTTAGAGGAGGAAAAGTAGTATGTTGAAAAATTGTGTACTCAGAGTATCAGTAGACACGCAGAAATGGGCGAAAGCCGCGGGCATCAGAGCGCTTAAGACTATGGCGCAGGCGGCGATCGCCGGAATCGGTGCGGCGGCAGCAATGGGGCAGGTAGATTGGAAGTATGTTGCATCAGCATCGTTATTGGCGGGCGTATTATCAATGCTGATGTCGATCACCGGCATCCCGGAAGTAGAAAGTGAGGAGGAATAAAACATGAGAAATGTGAGTCAGTTACATCCGGAACTACAGAAAAAGGTTGAACAACTGAAAATGCTGTGTCAGAAGAATGGTATAACGATCGGAATTTCAGAGTGTGTTCGCACGGTTGCAGAGCAGGATGCCTTATATGCAAAGGGCAGGACGATGCCGGGAAAGATTGTCACTAAAGCCAAAGGCAATACATACAGTTCTATGCATCAGTGGGGAGTTGCATTTGACTTCTATTTGAAAATGGATGTTGACGGGGACGGCAGTACTTCGGACGATACCTTTAACAATTCCACCAGCTTATTTAATAAGGTAGGAAAAATTGGACAGAGTATCGGGCTTGAATGGGGCGGCTCATGGAAATCCATGAAAGATCTGCCGCATTTTCAGCTTCCGAACTGGGGCAGCACGCCGACGAAGCTGAAAAAGTTATATGGTACACCGGAAAAATTCATGGCGACGTGGAAGAAAAGTGGACAGGCTGTTAAGGTAGACACGGTCAAGACCGAATATAAGGCTGGACAGTGGTACACGGTACCAGAAGAGATCCCGGTTCGTAACGGTTACTATGGTCAGCCCGGAAAGTACCAGTACCTTTCAGAGCAGTTGAAATCCATCTGTAACAGCAGAGACGGCATCGGGTATGTCAAAGCCGGGAAGATCATCTGTCCTGTCGAGGTAAAGACCTTTGATGATGGATCTGTGTGGTTCAAGTTGGATGCGACGATCACATGCCTAGCTGTCGGAGTGGATGGAAAAGCTTATATTAGATGATGAGAGAGCCGTCATTGAGAAATCAGTGGCGGCTTTTTATTGAAAATGCTTTTCAACAAGGGATAAAGTTATTGCAATTTATGTTAGAAATGTTATGATAAATATGTTGCTTCATAAACGTATAGCATATATGGGAAATGCATATGATAAAGACAGTTATAGATGAGAACCGAATGTATGCAATTATGGATAAGGATATTGGAAATAATTTTGAAGACGTCACTGATATAATTAGAATACAGAATGAGTTTCTCAATAATAGTTGTAAAAAATTAATTTTTCAATTTACCGATTGCACAAATATAAATGCAGCTGTGTCAGTGATGATAGGGACATTGCCTGAATATTCAAAAATTTATAATAAGTTTGTTAAGTATCAATTTGTCGAGCAACCTACACATCCTGTCTTTAAATTTATGAAGAGCGTTGGTATGTATAAATATTTCATGAAAAATGAAATAGATTATACTGGTACAGACGTGATTCCGTTTGACAGAATTGTTGATGAAAAACAGATGGATGAGTATGCAGATAGAATAATGACACTAGCACCTATTCATATGCAAAAAGAAGCACAAGATATTTTGTCTTCATATATTTATGAAATTTATCAAAATGGGTTATATCATTCTAATAGTCCAGTGGGGGTATTTACGTCAGGGCAATGGATACCGGAGAAAAAAGAATTTATTTTTTCTATATATGACATGGGTGTAGGTATACCAGAGAAAATTCGAGAACATTGCGGTTTGCCATCATTAGCAAGCTCTAAATGTGTTGAAATTGCGTTCATTGAAGGTTTCACAACATTTCCAGAGAAGATAAATAGAGGATTAGGATTAATTAGACTACAGAATTTTATAATTTTGAATAATGGCAATATGACAATGTATACAGATGATGTTTGTTGTGTTATTGAGAACAAAAAACAGAGAACATATAAGAGATTAGATGTTCCTATTAAGGGAACACTGATTATTGTCAATATTAGAGCTGATGAGGATCATGTGTATATCATTGATAAGGAGAAAAGATATGATAACAATTAATGTTGCTAATTTTTTGCAGAGTGCATTTTCGAACGATCAGGCTGAAATGCTAAAAGGAAAAATAGAAGAGGCATTAAAAAAAGAGGAAAAAATCACTATAGATTTTAAAGGAATTACAAAATTTACTACGTTATTTTTTAATTTTAGCACAGGTTATTTTATTACAACACTAGGTAAAAAAAAATATGATGATATTTTTCAAGTAGTAAATTTAAATGAATTAGGACAAAGTACCTATAATCATTCGTATAATAACTGTATTAGGGATGAACAAAGTGGTAATTCAGATATCCTTTCGAAAATAAGAGATATTATAGAGGGTATGGATGATTTATAGGAGAGACAAAT